ATATTCACCATCAACAGGAACCGGTACTTTTGCTGAACTTTTGCCAACATTTAATAATGGAATTATAACTCTATCTTTATATGTTAATACTGGAAATGTTTTATTACCTGTAAACAGCGGTGACATAGCAGTATTTAATGGAACAACAGGACAAATAACGGGTACTGCAAATATCGTTAGTGATTATCAACAATTCGTTGGATTAGAAAGTATTCTTGCTCATACAGCGGGTGCTTGGTCTATTCAAAGAAATGGAGCAGGCGATTACATTAATGCTAAAACTCCGGCTGCTGATTCATCCGTTACTGGATTCGATATTACTCCTCAATTAAGAGCTGCGGCTAACAAAGGCTTTAGATTACAAAGTATTGATGTTATCTATGATATTGGTGTATTAGCAGTGACAACACACACAGGAGCGTTATATAGTGTTTCTTATACTAATAACGCTGCTAATGTTATTACTAATATTCCTTTAACAGGATCATTATCTACTGCAGTACAAACTTTCTCTTATCTAACTAATTTAGCTGTTACTACCCCTGCTTTCTTGAATGTGTCAGCAGCTAAATATGTATTTGAGATATCATTAGTTGCCGCAGCAACAAGTGCTTATGCTCAAGTTGGATTAAACTTACATTTTAGTAAAACTATTAATTAATGATTGTTGGGATATATCTCAGTTGGTAGAGAGAGCGACTGTTAATCGCTATGTCGAAGGTTCGAGTCCTTCTATCCCAGTTTTTTATAAAAGGAATTTATATGCCATTAGTTAAAGGCGCTAAGGCTAAAACTAAAAAGGGTTTTAGTGAAAATGTTAAGCGTGAAATATATGCTGGAAAACCCAAGAAGCAAGCTATTGCTATTGCTTATAGCGAAGCGAAAGGGAAGAAATCAGCTAATAAAAAAACTATGAAAAAGAAAAAGAAATAAGCTATACTTTATACAGTCATTGCAATATCAATTTATTAAAAGGAATTTAATTATGTTCGTTGAAAAACCAACTATGAAGAAAGGTTCAAAAGCCAATCCAATGATGAAAGAAAAAGATGGCGGAATGAATACTATGAAGGATCACAGTAAATTGCTAGCATGCAAGTCACTAGAGCCTAAGCAAAAAAATGGAAGAGAATTCTTCCCTAATCCAAAAGGAAAATAAGTACATGTCACATAAAAAAGCACGATCCGCTATGAAAAAAGCATCTATGCATATTGAAAAAGCTAATATTTTGCATAAAGAAGCTATTAAGCATATGGAAACTGTTAGTAAAATTGAAAAGAAAGAAGGCAAGGAAATGGTAAAAGCTAAGGATAAATCTAAGCTTGTAAAATCAAAATCCGAACCAAAGAAAACTATGAAGAAAGAAAATAAGAAGTAATATTTATGCAACTTGATCATATAATTAAAAAATTCCTTTCCAGCAAATATGGACAGGATATAGTTAAAAGTGCTTATTTATATGGTCAAGAAACATTTAAATATGGAAAGAAAAAATATAAATTAAAAGATCTTAAACATTATATTGACAGTATTAATATTCAAATAATATAATGTAGTTGAAATTCCATTTCGTCGTAAAACCTCCTTGTTATAAGTTAGTCCGTGATAGCTTTAGCGCCTTCTTTAAGGCGCATTTTTTTATATAAAATCTATGTCGTAACCATTTAAATTAATAAATTTTCTTATTTTTATGAAATTCTTTAAGCTAAAACTCCAATTACCTGATTCCCAATTAGATATAAGAGATTGAGAAACGCCAGTTTTTTTGGATAATTCTGACTGAGAAATATTAAATTCTTTTCTAAATTCTTTTATTGAACCAACTTTTTTCATTAAAAACTCCAAATAATTGTTGCCATGCGATTTCAGATAGATTATCATATTTACTGTTAAATAACAACACGGAGTAACAAGAGATGGCAAATGATGCATATTTAGCAGTAGGACAAATACTAAAAGAAATCGGTTATCCTGAAATTGGAAATTATATAGAAAAAAATAGAGATAATGAAATATTTTTTAATTCTTGTGTAAATCTTATTCTACATAAAACCCCTCCTAGATTAGAAAATCATGTTAAAGACATATTAATAATATGTGGAATATTGCCATAAATTATTAAAATATAATAAAAGGAACTATTATTAAATAATTAAAAGGAATTAATTAGTGAAAATATTTACAAGTGACAATTTTATTAATGTAATATGGTCTGCAGTATTCGTATTTTTAATGTATTTGTGTTTAATAATAATGACTAACTAAGGAAAGTAACAATGAATAACTCTATATTAATACTTGGAGATAGTGGAACTGGAAAATCTACTTCAATTAGAACCTTGCCTCCAAAAGAAACATTTATATTAAATGTGATAGGAAAGCCATTACCATTTAGAGGTTCTGCAAAATCATATATAAAATTAAGCTCTGATGGAAATGAAGGAAATTTTTATTGCACAGATGATGCTTCTCAAATAAAACGTATAATAAACTTAGTAAATACAAAACGTCCCGAAATAAAATATCTTATATTGGATGATTTAGGGTATGTAGCTATGAATGGCTTCATGAGAAGGGCTCTTATAAAAGGGTATGATAGATTTAGTGAGATAGCTTCAGAATTCAATACAGCAACTGAACTTGTTAATCAATTAAGAGATAATTTATTCTGTTTTTCCATGATGCACATAGAAACAGATAAACAAGGAAAGACTAAGCCTAAGACTGTAGGTAATATGATAGATCAATATATAAATTTGGAAGGTAAATTTTCCTATGTATTTCATACAATAGTATCTGAAGGAAATTATAAATTCCTAACTAATAATGATGGAATTCATATGGCTAAAAGTTCAATGGGATGTTTCCCAAGATTAATAGATAATGATCTATTAGCTATTTCAAAAAGAATAGAAGAATATGAAAATGAGGATATTTCTTTATGAAATATTATATTCTTTCTTTAATTCTATTATTTAGTGGTTGCACAAAAGATAATAATAATTATGAAGAAAAAACAACAAGTGGAGCATTAGTTTTTGTAACAGATGATAACAAAGTACAAATATATTATTTATAACTTAAAAAGGAAATTATAGTGAAATTTACTCCAAGATCAGATAAAGAATTAGAAGAATTGAATTTAATAACAGATGGAGAATATAAGGCTGATATATTTGAAGCATCTGATGGGAAAGATAAAAATGGAAATGGAATGATTTCATTAAAATTAAAAGTTTATGATTCAAATGGAAAAACAAGAATAATGAGTGACTGGTTATTAGAATCGTTTCCAGTTAAATTAAAGCATTTCTTTTATTCTTCAGGAATGGAAGAAAAATATGATTCTGGAGAAATATATGCAAAAGATTGTCTTTATAAAGAAGTAATAGTATCAATAATTACACAACCAGATAAAAATGGTAAAAAATGGAATAGAGTAGAAGATTATATAAAAGTAGTATCATCACCATCTATAAAAAATAATTTTATAGACAGCGATTTACCTGATTTATTCTCTTAAAACTATTAAATAATAATAGATGGCACTGATGAATTTATATTATCAGTGTTATCTTGATCTGTTTGTGAATATGAAATCCATGATTCTATATTATATAATGTATTATTTATTCTATTATGATCACTAATACAAATACCAATTAAACATAAAACAACAATAGTTTGTATCCATAATGATATATAATAGAATATATATAATTTTTTCATTATCTATTTTCCTCTTAGTTTTTCAATATCCTGCAGTGTTGGTATATTTCCACCTAACCAAAATCTACAACATACCATAAATAACCATCCTAATAATAAAACTATACCAATAATCAAAGTTTTGTTCTCATCAGGAACTTTAAAGAAAAAAAGCAATACTAATGACAATGATATAGCAATAAATATACTAACCGTAAGAAATTCTGGAACCCAAGAATCCTTAGCTATTTCCATTTCTCTAGCTTCTTGAACATCATTTAAATCCGCATTAGCTAATGAGACATTAGAATTCAATTGGTCTTCAATGGACTTTATATGCAAATTTTCCATATCAACTTTATTTTGCAATTCAAATTGTTTAAGTTTAGTTGCAGCATCTGGGTCTGCTTGAATCTTAGCAACCACATCAGCTGGATCAACTGGATCAGCTCCAAATATTTTTGCTACACCTGCTCCAAATGCTGCTCCTGCAGGTCCACCTATGGTAAACCCTAATACAGGTGCTCCATATTCTATAATTTTTTTACCGACATCAACCCAGCTCATTGTGGCCATTCTCCAGTAATTAACATTTTAGATAACCTACTATAACGTTTAGGAAGCTTTCTTGCGGCATCTGAATCTAATAATTCTATCCCTGCTTGTTCATATTTTTTATATCTTATCAATGCTAATGTATTTTTAAATTTAAGCAATCCATTTAATCCTACATTAAAACAAATATTAATTAATACAGCCTGTCGAACAAGGTCTAAAGGTGTAAAAAAATCTATTTTAACACATAGATCATTTGTTATATTTTTTACAAAATAATTAAGAATCATCTCTGCAAATTCTTCTGTTATATTGTTATCTTGAATATTCCATCCTATTGCAAATGTTAACTTTCCAACAGGAGCTTTTACTTCTTCTCCTGTTGCGTCATCATAAGCAAATGGCTTAAACCCTTCATCATCTTTTATTAAACTTATTACATTATTAATCATTGTTATTCCTTTTTTATCAATACAAAACAAATGTTGGGCCTGTTCCTGTTTTCATTACTTTGAAATTTCTTGTTGCACCTGCTGCAATTATCACATTTGAACCCGTTGAAGTTGAAAAACCAGTTACCCCCGCAATAGTTGCAGCAAATAATGATAAATTAACTATTGTTACGTTTTCTAATGCAGTATTGGGAGGAGGAGATCCTAATGAAGTATTCATAGATGCCGGCGTTGGAAGAGTATAAGTAGTTGCCAATGTTGGGTTCAATACAATAGTTTTATTTGCAATATCAGTTGAAGAAATGACTCCACTTCCAACATAAGTAGACAATACAGAAACATTAACAAAAGGAGCGGTAGATACAGAAGGCAATGTAGAAAATATTCCACCTATATATAGAAGATTGAAAGGATTTGTTGGAGATCCTAAAGTACATGAAGAACTATTAGATATAATCGATGCTATCGATCCATTTCCTATTACAGCTTGATTATCATTGGATACTACTACTCCTTGTCCTATTCCTATTCTATTAATAGAAGTTGCATTGGAGACATCCGATATTGAGCCTATTAGAACATTTCCACTTCCTGTAGATAATGTCGCTCCTGCATTATCACCAATTACAACTGTATTTACTTCTGAATTAATAGAGCCACAGCATGAATACCCTATTAAAGTGCAATTAGAATAAGTGCAATTTGATATTCCAGATGCAGCGAAAGTCCCTAATACTGTATTATTATTTCCATTTAATAAATTCCCACTGGCACTATTTCCAACAGATGTATTAGAGCTTCCTGTTGTTAAAGAGAGCAATGCTTCTGCTCCTAATCCAGTATTAGTTTTACCTGTTGTTAAGTTTCCTAATGCAAAATACCCAAATCCAGCATGCTGATCATTTGATGCTCCAGATGTTGTATAATGAGATCCTGAAAAATTTCCTACAAATACTGATCTAGATTGATTAGTTGGAGTATTAGGGACCAAGGCCCCAGCAGATGCCCCTATTGCAACCAAATCTTGATTAGTGGATGAAGTTATTAACCCACCTGCGCCAACTCCTGCAATTACTGTACTAGTAGTTTCTAATAATTTTGGACTAGATAATGTAACATTAGTTAAAGTTGCTCCAGAAATATTACCACTTGTTATATTCGCAAATTGAGAATTTGTCCCACCATTTATTGTTATTTGAACAGGAGAAACACTTGTCACTTGAAATGACCAATCATAAGTTTGCTGAGCATTAAGGGAAAGATTTGGAACGCCTGATATCAATAAATTTGTATCTGATTTAGTAATTGTAGCTATAAAATTACTTTTATTAATTAATTTAACGTTAATAAAAGAATTCACAGCAGGGCTACCCATAGCAGAGTAAATATTTGCTGCTGTATCTAGTGTATAAGTTTGAGCGCTAGTTGGAGTAAAGATTAATACTCCACCTTTAATGGAAGCAGCCGTAATTGTTGCACCTGCAACATAATTAGTTGTTGTTTGTGTAGGAGAAATAATTGAAGATATATAACTTGCTTGCTGAGCACGAGTTTCTTTGAAACTCCCTGTCCCATCTTTACTCACTTCATATATATCAGTAGAATCTTGAGTTAGAAGAGGATTTAAATTTACAATTTTAATATCTGCCATTTTACACCTTTAGTAAATTTAATAATCATATGTTTAATCCTCCAATATGACCAAGGCTTCTGGATACTTGAGAAGTTTGTTCAAATGTAAGAGGTGCCTGATAAACCATTAATGTAGTTATATCTCCAGTCAAAGGAACAGATGTTGATGGAGATGCCGTTCTCATATCTGCCCCCATCCCATGAGGAGTTGTATTCGTAACATTTGTAGCTACAAATGTTGTCGTGGTATCTTGTACATTTCCAACAAAACAAACACTTTGGGGCGTTGCTGTATTTCTAATAAAAGAAAATACGTTTGGTGCTCCGAATAAAGAAGTATTTGACCCTACTAAAAGATCAGAACTAACCAAAAATATTCTAGAAACATTGGTTGCTTCTTTTTCATAATTTGAAGCATTATTTGCTGCAATAGATGTAAAATTTCCAAAAATAACTCCCCTATTTGCCGAGGATGGAATATTTTGCAAACAAAATAATGTATTCCATTGAACATTTAATGCAGATGTTAGAATTAATTGCTGAGCACCAGAAAATCTTGCAACTGCTTGGCTATTTAAAGAATTCAACACTAATGTAGGTTGATTTGCTGTAACAGCTGTTGTGAAATTCCTGCCATTTCCACTCAAATCTGTCATCGAAGTAATAAAAAGTGTTGATGTGGATGTCCAGGTTGATAATGAACCTCCTGCAGATATAATGGAAGATCCGCTTATTTTCCCAGATTGATCATAAAATACGTCAGTAGTAGCATTATCTGAGCTTCTTCTTACATTGCATGCTACTCCAGTATATTTTGATGATAATCTAGATAATGACCATACCCCTAGCCATCCAGAAACCAAATCCATTGGTAAAGAATAGTTATCTTGACAAGATCCAATAAATTGAGAGTTCATACTGATAAATCGCCAATTAAATCAAAAGTATTTGCTGCAGTACAAATTAAAAATGCTGCAGATCCAGTAGTATTTGTTTTTAAATTTCCTAATTTGCTATTAATTGTCGTTCCAGCAGCAATAAAACTGATTTGTCCTGAGCCACCAGTAAAAAATGATGTAGATTGACCAATACTGTATATTCCAGATGTAACTGTTATTGATACAGTAGCAGCATTTGTTGTTCTAATATAACTATTAATATCTACTGAAGATAATGTTCTAGCAGTCGTTGTTTCCGTTATTACCGGTATTCTATTAGGAGTTTGATTTCCGCCGCTAATAATTAAAACTAATGGCGATATACCTGTGAATGTTCCTTGTAGATCAAATGTTTGCCCAACTTTCAGCGTAGTTGAAGGCATATTATTAAATAAAGTATTTGATCCAGGTGATAATGGTATATCAAAATTACCAATATTTATTAATGTGAAATTAAACGTTACATTTTGAGATGGACTTCCTAATAAACTATATATATTGGCAGCGCTATCAAATGTGGCTGTTTGACCACTTCCAGTAGGGAGCATTGTGACTATATTTTCTACCATATTTGCTGCGCTAATAACTCCAGGAAGGCCCACTGACCCTATAGATTTAGTATTTACATTAATTCCAGAAAAAACATTATTTCTACTCAATAAGTAATTTATTTGTTGTTGACGAGTCTCCTTGAAGCTTCCATTTCCATTTTTGCTCGTTTCATATAAATCATTAAGATCTTGAGTAGTTAATGGATTAAGATCTATAATTTTAACGTCTGCCATTTTGTATACCTCAATCCGTTATTCTGTTATCGCCAGCATCAGTAATTCTCATCTGCAAAGCATCTGTAATTCTAAATTCAGATCCAGGAGGTGGCGAATTCCCCTGATTACTGTTATCTTGCACATAGACGCTTACTGTTAATGGATTATTAACAATTCCTATCCGCCAATTAACTGAGTACATAAAATGCTACTCCAACATATGCAGAGCTATCTGGAGTAATGAAACTTAAAATATCACCACCTTTTACAAATCTAGCTGCAGGATTAAGTTCTGAAGTAGACAAAGCAAATGAAGATCCAGGTGTCGCAGCTGTTCCACCATTAGAAACCCAAACATTCGAACCAGGTTCAAAACTGAATATTGCTATATATTCAGGACCATTATAAATTCCATTTCCACCCATTCCCATAACTAAAGGAACAGCTAATGATTGAGCTGCTCCAGTTGTTAAATTAGTAGCGTATAATGTATCGCTGAATGGAACACCAAAACCGTTAAAACCATTAATATCTCGACTTAAATTGAATTTAGTAGCCATGTATAATTCCTTTTATTTGTTAATTTATTAAACTTTTATCATTACATTCATGTAGGTAGTTGGTTGGATAACATTAAATGCTGTATTACCGCCAGTTGCTGTTGTTAAATTAGTCGTTGCTGGAGCTGATGGATTGAATCCTGCTGCATTTGATATTTGATATGCATTAGCAACCTGTGGATAATTAGAAGCATGCGTATGATTTACTAATTCAGACAATATTTGATTATGATTTTCTTCTCCATAATATTGCCCCAATGTTGAAGAAAATCCACCTGCAGTTATCATAAAGAAATTAGGAGTTGATCCAGCAGTAAAAGTTATATCTCCTCCACCAACTCCATTTACTGCATTACTAGCACTTAAATATACTCCTCCAGATCCTACTGAACCTAAATAATAAGTAGAAGTTGTATTTATTTGCGGACTAGTAGTAGGCAATGTTCCAGAAAATTTAATAGGAGTTGCATTATAAACTACTTCAAATGAACTAAATGGAATATTAATATTTTTAGTTGTAACAGATGTAATTGGAATTGTTATTGAATAACTATTAGGAGCAGCTCCAGCAAGTACTCTTCCTAATGCCTTAGTTAAAGATAATCTATTTCCAGCTAACCAATCTGCATCAGCACTAACTCCATAATTTGAAATGTATACTCCAGATGAAGTATATAAAGGAGCAAATTGAGTGCTATGAACATTATTCCAAATGAGTGAATAAAGAGATTTATATTGTAACCCTTTATTATGAAGAGAATCTGTTCCAGAGTTATTATTACCAATAGTTCCATCATTCATCATCAACCAGCCTGGATCAGATGAATTACGTAATGTCATTTTAACATCACCTGTTAGAAATATAGAATTTGGATTATCATAGTTAGTAGCTTTATTCTGATCATCATTGCTTCTAATTGGAAAAGCTGGAACTACACTTCCTACCGCCAATTGAACATTTACAATATCTACAGTACAAGCAAGATTTAATGGTAAGACAATTTGCAAATAAACTGCATCGTCACCACCTGTCCCAATAGTTTTTCCAGCAATAGAAGGAATGATAATATTTGCACTTTCTAACTTTCTAAATGAAGAATTTAGATTAAAATTTGTTATTAATGGAGTAGTAAAGTCTGGAGATCCACCAGATCCAAAATGTTGGACTAAATTTACAGTTAAACTCGTTGCAACTGATGACCTTACATTTAAACTAACAGATACAGCTTGATCTGCTAATGTTGTGACAGATTGATATACTTGATATAAATTGTTTATAGTCTGAGAAGCTCCACCAGATGATGTATAACTTAAATAATAAGCTGGAGTCCCTTCTACTAAATCAGAAGTCCCAAATGATCCTCTTGTAAAACTAATAGTCTGAGACGCATCATCTTGCTGATATAACCAATCATCAGCTATATAATCATTTGTTGTTAAGGAACCTAATCCAACATTAGTAAATGATGTGGTATTATGCCAGCTATAAAACTGTGGATTTCTAACAAAATTATATCCAAATGCATTTGCAGAAGAACTTCCGCTTGATCCCACGTTGGGCCATGCAAAACGTGTAAATTGGAGAACTCCACCTGCGCTGAAAACTTCTATATAGTAATTCTCAGGATTCCCTTCTTCATCTTCAGTATCATAATAAGGAACAATATCATTCCCATTTCCATCAACAATAGTTCCTACTGCGCTTAGAATCAAAGGATTATCCAGTGCAGTATAAGTAAAATCAGACCCAGATGGAGTTAAAGTATATAATGGTTTTCTAACTGATCTAGTATTATTTGTAAAAGTATTTATTTGACCACCCGCCAATGGCAAGCCTGTATCTTTATCTACGAAATAACATTGTAGATTAGGAGCAATTACATATCTTGTAGGATTAAAAGTTGCCATGTTAATTCAGTCCTTTGAATAAATTATTTGATAATTTTTACTATATAAATATATTGATTTATTTTTAAACCTATCTATAATCGAATATGCGATAACGAATATATAATTAATAAAAAGAGGAAATATAAATGGATTGGATTGTTTTAATAATAATGATAATAGTAATTTTAATGACCATACTTTTATCAATAACAATTTTCCCCACATTCCCCGTATGGTTATTAATGTTAATTTTTGTATATGGAGTAATATATTTATTGAAATAATCAAAATATTAATGATCTCCTATCAATTTCTGTCTTCCAGATTCTAAAGCTATGGCGCTTCCAGCGCCAAAAGCTCCTCTTTTTATTATTTTTTTATTTTTTTGTGCTTTAGAAACAACTCCAAACTTATCTTCTAAATTTTTTAAATAAAATTTACCTTCATTTTTAATTAATTTAATTTCTTTTAATAATTCTTTTGGATTATCTTCTAACTTTCTACCACCTAATCTACTAAATAACAATTTTTCTTGTATTTCTGACGGCATATCTTCTAAAATCTTTTTAATACTAGATTGAGAAAATTCTCCTGTTTTTTTGTTCTTTTTTCCTGCAATATCTTCAAATGCTTTATATATATCATCTATATATTCTTTCCCACCACGAGTAACTTCTCTTATATCTTTATTTTCTAGATAAGGAGTAACATGTTTTCTATGAAGTTCAATTCCTTTTTCATATGCAGGCAATGCTGGGATATTTGATATCTCATCGTGTCTTTTCAACATGTTTTTAATATCTGATTTAAGCTCTTCTCTAATCGATACTAATGAATTTAATTCTGATCTTTGTTCTGGAGTTTTATGAGCTATAGATTTAAGATCTCCTATTCTTACACCAAGTTCAGTTTGAATTTCATGTGCATTTGAAAAATTAGGTTTTGATTTAAATTTATCAAATATTTCTCCAAGTTTAAATTTTTCAAGTTTATTGATCATTGATTCTTCTTTATTTATCCCAGATTTCATCAAAGGATTATAAGCTTCATATATATTCTTTTCGCCTGCCAGATTTTTAGCATGAGAGAAATAAGGTTCTGTTTCTGCAATTCGACCTTCATATCCTTTACGTAAATCTTTAGCTATCATCTTATCTGCTTGCACAAGATCTTTAGCTCCATGACTTAAATCTTCTAATAATTTATTGCCATGCTTAGCAGGTGAAAACATATCAGTTAATTTTTCATAAATAGGTTTTGCATTATTTTTTATAACTTTCCCTGCTGAAAAAGCTCCTGGAATAGCAGCACCTAATAAAGCTCCAGTTTTTTGATTCTCAGGAGATTGAAGAGCGCCCACTACCGCTCCTCCTCCCATATATTTAGCAGTTTTAGAAGATAAAGCATTTGCTATTTTTTCAAGATGAGGACTTCCTTTTGAAAATTTATTTAATAAATCTATAGCGACTTCTCCTCCTTTTGCAATTTTTGGCAAGTTTAAAGCTGCTTTTAATAATCCTCCACCAACAAGATAAGCACCAATTTCTCCACCTTTAGATGCTAATGTATCAGGGGCAAAATGAAATCCTTTAAATTCTGGAATATTATTTTTATTGGCATAATTTGATCCTTTTATTGCTAGATTACCTATTGCTGGAGCTACATCGGCTAAACCTTGAGCAAAACCAAGACCAGCCTGACCTATAGGATTAGATTTAACACTTTCACCTATTTTATTAAATAGATTATTTCTCTTTGAAGAGTTTCTTTTATTTAGTTCTCTTTCAATTAATTCAGCTTCTATTTGCTCTTCTTCTGTCATGATTTACCTCGTATTTCAGCTAATCTTTTTGAAAGTTGATCATCTGACATTTTGGAAAAATCTTTTGTTTTTTTCTCTGCTGATTTTTTTATTTTATTCATATTAAATATGGCTTCATTTTCAGCTTTATTAATATCATTTAATCCTTCTCTAATATATTCTTGAGTTTTCTTAAATACTATTGGATCTCTTAATATAGGAAGAGTTTTATAATTACCCATAGAAGACATTAAAGCATGTTCTAATGTTTTTACCCCTGGATTTACCCCACCTGATTTCAATCTTTGCATCTGATCATCAAACATTAAAAATCCAGCAGCAGCAGCTTTAGCTTGTGAATCTTTATTTCCACCTGTGATTCCTTCTAGTACAGCTTTTGGTGAATAACCTTTAATTGTAGATGCATATGGAGCCATCCATTCATTTATTTTTGGTTCTACTGCATCTACAGCAGCTCTAGCAATATTAGATTGTTGCAATTGAGATACAATTTTCTTTGTAGGAGCATATTGAGCTGAAGGCCATGAAGATGGATCATTTTTGTCGAAACCTTTTAATTCAGCTAAATCTGGTAATTTAAAGTTTTTCAAAAATAAATCAGATGCTTGTTCTGATGAATATCCCATAGCCCTTGCTTGAGACAAAAGCAATGCCTTTTCCTCAACTGGAAGACTAGTAAATGATTTTCCAGATGCATTGAGAAGTCTTATATTAGTTAATACTTTTTTTGATTCTATATCAGATTTAATAATTTCATCAATATAAGGCAATTTTGCTGCATCTATTTTATTTTGTGTCCTTAATTTTTCCAAAGATTCTCTTATTTGGTCTTTTTTGAAAGGGAGAGCAGCCTCTTTACCTTGAATATCTAATTCATCATTTCTATTAGATAACTTATTTCTCCGCAATTCTTCCTGCGCCATTTCTCTTGCATTTGATGCTTTTGATTCTAATATATTATTTCCATATATTGCATTTCTTAAATTTTCCATATTAGTTTCTTTTCTAAATGGCAAATCAATCTGTTTTCCTTGAATATCCAATCCAGTGGATTTATTTCCTAATTGCTGTCTAATTAAATCTGCCATTGTTATTTCTTCAGCATGATTTGCTTGAGGCTCTAATATTTTATTACTTAATAAAGACCTTTGTAATTGAGATCTTTGCATTTCAGGCGCTACATCCGCTTCAGCTTTTTTAATAATCCCAGAGTTTTGCAATTGTCTAAATAGTTCTTCTTCACTTTGTGGAGCATATTTAGCTTTAGCTTCTTTCATCATTCTTTCAGCAATGGCTTGTTTTAATTCATTATAATTACTAGCGCCATTCATAAATGAATTAACGGCACCTAATGCATCAAATCCGCCTCTTTCATTGGCATCTAATTTTCTTGGATTAAAAACTGGCATATATCACCTTTTATTATAAAACACCTGCAGCAGTAGCACCTTTGCCAAATAAATCAAATAACATTTTCATCATGTCATTCTTACTAGCATTTTTGCTTGCCTGCCCTTCATATGCATTATTAGCTTTTCCAGTAAAATATTCTTCAATCATTCTTGAGAAATCTTTTGTTGCATCATACCCGCGCTGATCAACACTTCCCATTCCAGATAAGCCTTTATCATATAATCCCATAACATTCTGCAAATAATCATTATAATCTTGACTGGCAAGGCCATTTGCAGTATCCATCGCATTTAATTGATGCTGAGGACTACCTAACATTCCACCTGCCGCAGCAACATTACTACCTGCATCTAAAGCTTGATTTTTCTTGAATTGATATCCCGGTGATTCAGTATATCCCTTCCCTAAGTTACTTAAAATAGATGAAGGATCTCTCATTAATTGCTGATATTGCTCTTGTAAAGGACCGCGTGCTTTATCGCCTTGCTCTGCATATTGGCGCATCAGATTCATAATAAATGGAGGCATATTATCCAAATGTTGACCTGCAATATCAGATGGATTTTTATTATTTCCACCAAATAATTTGCCTATTCCACCTACAGCACCTTTACCGCCAGCAGTTAATAAATTTCCCCAATCCATTGCCATATATCACCTCATGAAGTCGTTACAATTTTAAATATTGGAATTCCTGATCCATTGTTCAGAGCTACTTTCAACTGATTGTTGTCAGTGTCATAAACCATTGTTCCAAACTGACAAGTATAATTTCCCTGTAAATCCTGATTATTTTGCACAATATTTATATTAGATAATGAAAGAGAAGGAACCACGAACCCTTCTGGACCAACATTTAACATTAATACTTGCACTAAAATATCCATGAATTTTTGCGCAACATCCGTTAGCATTCCGTTATCGTCAGTAAATTGCGTTCCACCAAAATCAAGTGTAGGTATATTCATACGAATATACTCGATATACCATTCATAGCCACGAATCTTCCTCTTCCATAAAATCTAAACTGATGTGTAAATTTATTTCCATATCCTAAGTCATAAAAAACATTTCTTGCCAAATAATCACCCGATCTGTTAATTGGTTTTTCCATAAAACTAGAGAACGTATGTCCACCATCATAAGACATCGACAAAGCTATTCTAGGAAAGTATCTTTCATTAGGGGAAACTCTTATATATGTCAATATAGGCTCCAAATTAGCGCCAGATCCATCACCAATTACGGTTGCATAGCACCATGTGTAACCTACTCCATAGCTAAGTAGGTTATAACCTACTATTGATCCTGATAAGAGAATTGGCTCAGCAAACGCCCCTACCCCATCACCCTCTAATAATATGGAAGCCTGAGAATATCCAGATCCACCAGATATAATATTAATACTAGCTAATTTCATGCTCTCTTGAGTATTTTCTGAGTCAACGCCTTGCTCAAAGTTAAAAGCAGAACTATTCAATACACCAGGAACACCATTAGGAATGGATAAAGTAGGAGTAATACGCTGATAAGGAATATCATATATAGATGGAATTCCATCTACATCTCTATATTGGAAAGTAGTATATTCACTATTTATTTCATATAAATCACCATCATTGATGGTTATAAAATAATATCTATCATTAAAAAAAACAATGCGCTTAGCAATATGATAATTTAGATTTTGATCTGTCATTGTAAAAAATTTCTGACTAGAGAAATCATATGCAAATGTAAAATTATCTCTAGGATCGTAAAATGTTACCATATAGATTAAATGACCATCTTGTTTAAAACTCATTGCATAACAAGATTCAGGAGCATTAACATGAGCAAGTTTATAGTTAATCCCATCAGTAGATATAGATTTAATATCTTGCCCGGTTGTATACATAATAACCAATCCAGACCTTTCATTATACCCTACCCAGGCTACTAAATTATCTAAATAAGCAATTGTTGATGGATTAATAGTTCCATAATCAATGTTATATGATGTTTGCTTTTGATAAGGAAATACAGCTAATCCTAAATCAGTCCATGGCTCAGTAACAATGCTACCCATTATTAGTAATAAATTACCACGTCCAGGAAACCTAACTGGGGCTACAGGAGAATCAGCTTTTGTTTGAAACAATCCTGTTTTTTGAGGCGTTGCTGGAAATGTAACATATGTTGTTGTAACACCATTAGCTGTTACTGTTCTAACATCTGACAATCTCCATTGTCCTATTTCAATACTTGGTGTAGCAGATGTTTGTATACTTGTGGCAATAAATCTTCCATCTTGAAATGTGATATTATTCGGAATAAAATCCAACGGTTGTTGTATTAAAAATCCTTGGGATGTCAATGTCTGACTAATATTAACAGTTAAGTGTGTTGAATCAGTAACTGAAATAATCTTAGCTGATAAATTACCGCCAAAATAAATAGTCCCACCGACCATTGCAGAAGTAAATGTAGTTCCTGAGCTAGCTGTAACAATATTTCCTGATTGAGTGATTGTAGCATTTAAAGGTCCAGTATATGGAGCTGTCCCAGGGATATAAAATTGTCCAGTTACATAATTATAAATATATATATTAACTTTATCACAAACAGCTATGTTATTAATAATATCCTCTGAGATAAAAACATCTCCAGTTGATGTTATTAAATTACCAACTATAACTTGATTAATAGAAGTATTTATTTTAAACAATATATTGTCATATACTGCAAATAATAGATCTGATTTAATACTTGAATAAATACCGCGCCCAGAAGTTCCAAGGGTTTTTTGATATTTATATCCAGCAAAAGGAATTAAAGCATCATCAGCTATTAACATATTTAAAGTTTGTTCAACACTAATTTCAGGATAACGACCAAATACCGTCGATCCAACGATCTGTAATGGGAATTCTTGTGCTATCTCTGAAGATCTAGTTTGAGTCAATTTACTACCCCATATATTTCTTTAAATAATCAATTTTTTCTTTATATTTAAATTTTATTTGGACTCCATCTATGGCCTCCACCCCATTCCGATATTGGCATCTGAATAATCAAAGCCCCTATCCCTAGGATACATAACAACATTAGTACTGCTTAAATCTGGAGCATCAATATACATAACTATTGATTCCAATTCTTTCAATCTTTGCATTGCAGCAGGCTGCATAGAAATATTATTGTCTTGGCATATTTGTTCTGCCAAAGCATAACGTAAATATTCTATATAAAAAGCATCAAGCGTTAAGGATAAATCTTGATTTAAAGCAACCGAAGCTAAGGAAAACTTTCCCCATGCCACCATTGGAAAGTCTTGAGATGGAGTAAAATAAATATATAAATCGGTTCCTCCCAATACTCTCTCAGGATGCCAATAGTAGGGGAGAGAATTAATATCATCTACTCGACCATTACCCCAATAAGCAACACGCTTTTGAGATTTCATTGAATAACGAACCGATCCAATATAAAAAGTTAATGTTTCAATTGATACCATATTAGGGACAAAATATTTCTCCTGTCCCACAACAGCAGAAAAATTATACTGTTGAAAATATGGTATCAATCTCACATTTGCAGACTTAACCGCCAGCATTGCATTTAATAAATCTAATCCATCACTTATCTGATCACCTGTAACTGTTTGCAGTTTACGAGATACAAGACCAGATAAATAATAAGCATTTGTTATCAGCTTTACGGTGGTATAAGCCATTCTTCACATCCTCTAGTCCCATCAATTAAACGTAATCAATATAACCAACAACATTTAATGTTAGAGCATCCCCTGAAGCTGAAGTTAAATAATCAATACTAATAACGCCTGCAGTAGATTGAGCATTAACATTAAAGGGAGCAATCTTAAATGCTTGGCTTACAACTGGAGCAGAAGCTACTACAGGATAACCTGTTCCACCTGTTGGGCGAATTGAGAAGCTATTTGCTGCTGTAGCTGCAGTGAATGATGCACTTAAAGAAACAGGACCTTTTGCAGAATTAACTGGAACTGCAGAAGACAAAGACAATGTTGTTGCAGTAGCAGCACCAAGACCATTAACTACAACAATTGGAGCGTCATATTGATAATATCGTTCATAGAAATTACCTCTAACATTAAATGCTAGAATAACTGATGCTCCACTTGTTAATACTTGACCAATGCGTCGAAATGAATCATATCCGAATGGTAAAGTAGGACCAGTTGAAGATAATGACATTAAAGCAGCTGTTGGCTTGAAACCGGTAGAATCAGCAATGATAAATACATAATAAAATGTATTAGCAGCCAATGATCCAGTATCAATACCATTAACACCTACTACCGCAGCGTTAACCGTAGTTAATACGTTAGCCGCGGTTCCAGAATTTGCTTGACCATTAAAATTACCAATATTCATATCTAAAGCATTATTACTACTTCTAGCTAATCCAGAAGACACAGTAAAAGTAGTTCCAGATACCCAATTTAATTGGGCACCATTAATGTATAGAAATGGATAATTTACAATTTGTTGTACTGTCATAATTCAAAATCCTTTTAAATTAAATTTTATTGAGTTACTGGGAATACAATTCGCATTTGATATTCAGGAACGCCTGTTACACCGAATGCGCAATCATGAACCCAACCCATTTGATTTTGACCAAATAATGTACCGTAATATAAACGCATAGAAACACCAGTATCTGGATCTGCTTCATTTGCAGTTACGAATGGAGATTGGTCAGGCAATCTTGGCATTGCAAGATACAATGAATCACCACCAACAATTAAACCTGCTCTATGAGAAGGAAGAAACTTAACTTGCATACCAGCAACTAAAGCACTAGTTAAGTTTTGATTTGCATTACCATTTTGCCAACAAAGTGCTGGAATAATGTTAACGGTTACTGAACTTCCGCTTGTTGCAGCATCAGCAGTTGCTCTAAATTGTACTGGTTGAGCACATGGAGCATGTCCGATGAATGTCAAGAACCGTATATTTAATTGATTGGCTACACCATCCTGGAACTGAGCCAAATCACCAGATTTGATTGCATTAGCATCTGTAGCAGTAGTATCAGAGAAAGTTAGTGCAGTAACATTGGCACCTGTAGGATCGTTTGTGCTAACTAATGTCAATGTACGACCATTGTTACCAACATTACCTGCATTTTGAATTGGCAATAAGTTTGACTGATAATAATCAACACCTAGCCAGTTACCAACCATCCATGACATGGCATCTTCATTGCCACGATCAATTGTAAATTGGTTTAAACCTGTATTAACAATTTGTGGAACAGCGATATCTGATAAATAAACCTTAATTTTATCTTTTGCAGCACCATAATTACGATAAGCTGCTAACATATTAGATAATTGACCATATGAGTTGATTGGCGTAATACCATCACCAAAGAAACGGTAAGGACCAGATTCAGTATGCAATGCACCTGTTGGGACAGATTGTCCTTGGCCGTTAACTGTCATAACTTGAACTGAAGAATTAGCAGTTTTAGCAATAGTTGCTTCTATATTATTACCTAATTCTGTGACAGCTGATTTACCAAATTTTTCCATATAATCACGAACGTTAAAAATGAACTGTTGATTAGTGAAAGCATAAGATGCACTTACTGCTTGATCTACAGTTAAATTTTGTACGCGTTGTTGTGATGTTTGAAATGTTGCCACTAAAGAAGCTGTTGTTACATAGCGTGGTGGTAAATCAAAAGTTACTGTATCACCCAAATTTCCTTCAAAATTTTCGAAGTCTTTAAATTTAGTATTAGCAGTATTAACAAAGCAACATAAATTCAATAAATATGCTAACTCTGATTCTTGATAAGTTTGGACGGTTTGTAAAAAATTACTAGGAAGAGCCATTTCTCTATCTCCATTTATTAATGAAATTTAGAGATAATGGCCCAACTTAGTTTTGGCCTGCGCTTTCCCTTATACTTTTAACCAAGGTTGTTTACGCAATCCACTGACACCGTTTGAGCCATTATCTGTACCTGATAAAGAGGGCTTAACTGGTCTAAGAGGATTTGAAGCGTGCCTTACGTTTTTAGATAATTCGTTTTGTTTGATCGAATCACTTAAACGTTTCATAGCAATTTTTGCGAGATGAGATGTGTTTGGATCATTAGCTAAGGCTAATATATTTCCCAATTTACCTGGATTCTCAGCCAAGTCATATATAACATCTTGAGTATTATCTACTTCATCAGATAACCTAATAATATTAGGTATTTTATCTAACTGAAGAGAGGATACCTTCTCATCAAAATCAGCATATTTATCAGAAGCATTCTGCAACTTACCAACAAAAGAATTCAATATATTCTCATCTTGTTGAGCTTGGTTATGTACTAACCATTCCTGAGTAAGGCGCTCTTGCTGCTTCCTCGTTGCTTCTTCAACCATTTGTTGAATTCTTTCTGGGGAAAAGCTTTCCATTCCTCCCATACTTGATTGTTGATGAGAATTTTGCTGGGCATTATTCTTAGCGTGCCACTCAGCTTTTTCCTTCTCATGCTCTTGTCTTAAACGAGCTTCTTTCTTATCTACCCGTTCTTTGATCAATTCTTCAACTTTTGATTGTGCAAACATTCTTTCCTGAGACTGAGATGGAACTCCCATATCAGATGCAGGTTGCTGACCTAAACTGCTACCACCTTCTAAATCTTCTACCATTTTTGCTCCTCTTGACTATTTTCCCCGTCACGGTATAACGCTCATTCAGTATCGTTGAAGGTCTACGGCTATTTGTGCCTCATAGCTGAGTACAAATAGTACACCACAAAGATCATTAAATTGTCAATAGATCTTTATTATTACAAAGTTTGAATTCTAGACTTCTCTTCTTTAGACTTAACAACTGGATTTTGCCGAAGACTTGTTACAACGCAAGAATTAACCCATAATTGAGCTGTACGAATTGCATGCATAGCAAACATTACATCCTGGGTATTGTCTAATTCTGTTAATACATCATAAAGACCTTTAAAATGAGGCTCAAATTTATTGAGCATTTCTAAATGTCTAACGTTGTCTTGGATTGCATGGATCATGATATTTCCTTGTAGTTGTTGATAATATAATTAATTTTTGTAAAAAATGTTTCACATAGAACATATATAATATCCTATCTTAGCCAATGCTTTTATTTGCATTTACTGAAAAACTGATAAGGCCACTCAATATCATTATTTTTTCTTACCTCTAAATTCATCAATCTTATGGTTCAATTCATGAGCTCTACCTTGGCCAATCATGCTATATGCAGATTCTCCACGAAGCTCAGGAGTACTTTCACCCATAAATCGTTGAGCCTTCTCTCTATCACCTTTAAAAGCATCTACAATCTTATTAAATGCTTCTTTAGCATGATGGTTATTTTTATCTTGATTTCTTTGCATATTTATTATCCTTAATTTGTTATTTACACTATAAAATCTCTTAATTCTTCTGAATTTCTTGGATGACGCAGCTTTCTTAATGCTTTATTTTCAATTTGCTTAACTCTACTAACACTTATTTTAAACATTTCTCCAATTTCTCCTAATGTCATCTCTTTGCCATCTTCTAATCCGTATTTAAGATTTAATATTTTAGATTCTCTTGGAGTTAAATTATTATTTACAATATTTAATAGCTTTTTATCTCCATCTTTTTTGTGAAGATCTTCTTCTAAAGATAAATTATGTTTATTTTCTAACATAAACTTCATTTCAGCTTCATTTATTTGAATAGAACGCGTGTTAGTTTTCAGAATAGTTGTTAAATGGGCATGTGTAAAAAAATCATCTGGCATGCAATTGAGAATATCAGAACATTTTAATATGATTGACTGCCATTGCCCGTCAGATCTTAAAGGAGATCGTTTCATATTAATAATATCACCTAATTTTGATGTGCAATTAGTCATATTATTTAAACGACAAAATTCTCCCACTGTTTTATATCCAGCTTCCTCTATTTTTTTTATTAATAGATTATTTTTAACTTTAATCTCTATTCTATATTCTTCATTCATTTAATTTTGTTTTCCTTTTTATTATCTTTTTTAGCACGCTCTTCATCTCGATAATCTTTAGCATGTTTATGCTCCATATCGATATGCTTTAATGCCATTTCTGCCTTATCCTTAGCATGTTTATGCTCTTGCTCACGCATATCATGAGTAGCTTTATGATGATCAACTCCATGTTCATGCTGTAATTTCATACGTTCAACTTGTACTCTCAATGCAGCAGCCACTTCTTCAGCTTCAGCTTTCTTAATTGTTGCATCATGGCGTAATTCAGCATCCATATGCTTAACTTTAAGCTCTTCCGCTTTAATTTGAATATCCATCTCATTTTTCTTGGAATCACTTTCCATTTTTTGCTGCATCATTTCCATTTTTATCATTTCAGGATTTGGAGAATTTTTTGCTTGTTCCATTTGCTGTTGCTTCATTTCACGCATTTGCTGTTGCCATTGCTCGGCAGCCATCTTCAATTCATCGATTCCTTGCATTTCCACATTCTTCAATAAGAACATCATTCCTTCAGTTGCCATGAATTCAGCAAATTGTGGAGATGATTGTTGTAGAGCAACTATTGTAGCGAAATTACGCGATTTTTGTACAGAGAAATTCACCCCAGGCTTAATTTTTACATTAAGCGCATTATCTCCATATTTCATTTCAATGCCGCCTTCTTGATTGACAGACTGATATGATCTCTTGCCATCTATTCCCACCACCGGAATAGTGCGTGGAGTAACAATATACTTAGGCAGAAGATCAACACATCCATACATTATTCTCCCTAGTCCTTGCAAAAATCCCACTATATAAGGCATTGCAGCACTATTGCTTTGTGTAATAGATTCTTGAACAGCAATACCTGATATTTGTTGTTGATTAATTTTACCTAAATCCATATCAAAGTTGCCTAATATAGTTTGCGTTAATGCATCAGCACCTTGAAAAGTTCCAGTTAATTCTGGGGGAATTGGCACTCTCTGTATTTCTTGCGGAGCAGGCAACGTAACGTCTTGTCGATTTGGATCTAAATAGTTATATACCAATACATCAGCGTTCTGCGTATTTTGATAAGCTTCTTGAAAATCTCTTTCTTCTGGAATAGATTCACGTGCTACTTTGAACTTATGCTGAATTGTATTTGCAATTTCTGCTGCTAATGATACACCTGAGAAATTCTTAAGAATTTGCATGCCTTTTGCTTGATAAACATAAGGTCTTGTCATTTGATGAATAGATCCACCTCTTTCATCTCGCATGAGTGCAGAATTACCATCGAAAAATATGTGAGGAAGAATTTTATAATCTGTCACTTCTGTTTCAATAATTGCATTATCGATAACAACAGTTCTAACAATAGTCTCTATTTTAGTTTTTCTTGGATTTCCAACGATCACTGGAGGCTGCTCAATATTTCCAGTTTTATCCCAATTTTTTATAAGTTTCCTATAATCTTTAATTTTCATCGTACGCTTATCAGAAAGATTAACAATTTCTACTTCTGATTTTTTCTTTTCATAATAATCACCCACTAAAACTATATCATCTTTACCTGACTTATAAGCCCAGCTAAATCCTTCAATGGAACCTGTAAATTTCATTTTATCAATATTCACATCTGGATATTCTGATTTGAAATCATTTTTGGTCATTGGGAAAAGCTCAAAAGAGAAATTACCGTCTCCTTTGTGAGGTTGACGAGCCATTGGATCAAATCCACATAAAATAGGATCATATACACGGCCAATCTTAATTACTTGATTAAAGCTCATCTCATGAGCATATTCTGTCCATATTTTACCAACACTGAAGCCACCACTCAACGTATCTGTGTATATTTGATACTCAAATCCATCTTTATTTGCTTCATCTAGAATATGTTTAAGATGCCCTTGCACTGTTTCAATAACTTTAGGGTCAACTTGCTCTTCATCTCCAGCCATTACTTCAATAGATGGTTCTTGCTTGCTAAACTCCCCACGCAATCGAGATATATAAGCTTCTAGAATGTTAAATTCTAATGCAGGCTTTTTTAGAGTGTTATATAGTTCAGATATCTTAGTATCGATTGTAGTGTTAAATACGAATTTACGAAAATAATTGAATCTATCGTAATTAGGCTTGAAATATTGATATGCTTTTTCTATATTATTCTTAATTCGAGTTAATTCATTGACATTCGTATCATCATTCATATTGACAGTCCATTATTAATTAATATAAATTGGATCTGCATGATAGTCGTGTCAAAGTCTTTGGGTAGCTAGTCCCTACCCAACCTCTATATTTCTTAAATTCCTATTGAACTCTATTTAAACACATTTTCTCTTAAACGTTGAGCTTTTTTGAACGTAGACATAATGGTTTTAGCTTTTTCGGCAGACTTCTTTGATTGTCCTATCATTGCAGCAATAGGGAAAGCTAATGTTAAGCAAGCGGCATCACAGCAATCTGAAGATCTAATACCTCGTTTCTTCATGTCAGCCTTAGGCTCCATCACTAAGCGAGTTAAAGAATCATACTTATATCGAGTAGAACATATATCAGCATGTAATTCGTCATTATCTGGAATCTGACAAGGCTCATCTTGAAGCCATTTTTTAAATTCTCCCCACATTTCAGAGCGCTTATTCAAATATAACTGCTGATCTAGCGGAGTTGATCCACTATTAACCCCGACCACTAAGTCTCTATGGCCCAGCTCGTGCAGCCTGTCAACGATGCCAGCGCCAAGGCCACCAATATCGACAAACACTTTATCTGGAGACTCATTAATAATAATTCGATGAACAATGCCTACGATCTCCATTGTGTCTTTTTTTACATAACGCTCTAGACCAAACATCTTGCGTCCTTGTCGACGTATTATAGCGGTTCTGTCTTGTCCAAATCTAGCTGGGTCTACGCCTATTACTAATGGTCCATATGCATCTACTTCAGTTTTTCTAGCTCTCATAGCTAAATCAGGACTTATGAATGTATCTTCACCTGACACCTGGAATGCTTCAGTGGCATTATTAGGATATTCCTGCTTGAATCCTTTTACACCATCAGCACCTGAAACACAAAGCTCTGTTATTTTATATCTTCTCCATTGTAATTGCTCATTATCTAATCCATATAAATCTGCAATTTCAATCTCTTCATCATTTCTAGTAAAACCTTCGGTTACTTCTCTTCTATATTCATCTTGCCAATACCATGGTAAAAATACAGCAATAAAATCCGACTCTCCAGACTCTGCTAATTGCCATTGCTGATGAAAATAATTACCAATACCATTTGCAGTTGACTCTAGAAATATTTCTGTACCACGCGCATTAGGTACGGCTTGCATTATTCCCTTCGCATGTTCATTAGCATTAGACCAAAGCGATACTTCGGAACCGTGAAGGTACTGAATAGTACTGGACCTTCCAACACCCTTATTACCAGCCGTTCCTACCTTATAACCAGAATCAAGGCCACCAAAATAAAGCTCTTTCGCATTACTGGTATCAGCAACAGGCCTAACAGATCTAGGGCAATTTTCATGATATCTTTGCGTCATATCAAATAAATTATTTGTTGCGTCTCCATCATGAGTCAGAATAAATGCTCTAGTCCCTATATTATGAGTAACCAGCCAATAATATCTTCCACCAATATAAGTTGAACATCCTTGCTGCCTCCCTTTGCAGATCACGATACGAACTTTTCCAGTCTCACGTTTTTGCTTTTCTACAATATCATGCAGGTATGACTGAGCTCGGTTCATTGAAAATTTATCAACCCCAAATTTTGTGCGAATCTTGAGACATTTAGCAGAATAATGACGAAAGTCATCTCGTAGCTTTATGCGTATCTGGCGTTCTTCATTATCCATGCTTATTCTCTTTCTTCAGGCTGTTTATCAAATATTTCTTTTTCTTCATCTGTCATTTGCAAAACATCAACAACAATAGGAATATTATTGTTATCAATATCTATTTTTCTAAATCTATTTATTATTAAACAATGAAATTCAAAGATTAATTTATATTTTCCATCTATTGTTTGCCCATATATTGCCCTACCATTGAAATTAGTCATCGGGTCATTATCGCAAAAAGATATCAACGGAGGATAGTCAGGTAATGCAGAAAAAATATAATCAGAATATGGATATAATTTACATATATCAGAAAACTGTTTTGAAATTCCTGCTATCCCAATTCTCATTTCTTCATTTAAAAAATCATTAACTCTTTTATTATTAAAATAATTAGTATCAATATCCTCTATAACCATTTTACCGGGATGGAAGTAACGCTTAAAGGGATAATTTTTAAAATCTTCTTCTACAAAACAATTTCCAATAAATTGATTAGTTATTTCTTCAGTAGGACGAGAATTATAAAAATCAACTCCAAATTCTTCACATTTATTAAGAAAATAAGACATGAATATATTGTTTAAAGTTTGTATATTCTGTAATTTATTAATCATATATTAATTACTCAACTTATTCTCTAATTTAGTTATTCTTAAAAGAACGTCTGAAACAGTTATTCTATCTTCCATCATTATAGAATTCTCTAGCTTCATTAAGCGTTTATAATCTTCTTTATTTTTTAAGATTTTATTGAATCTACTAAATATTCCATTTGATTCTGAAAATTTTTCATAAATTCATACATTTCTTTAATTTCTGGTTTTTCTATGTATTTATTGTTTTTGTCTATATTTTCTTTTAATTCTTTTAAAAAAAATATACTTTTTTTTATCTCATCATTTTCTATTAAAGATTTTATTTCTTTAAATTCATTATAAACATTATTTACACCCATAGAATGGGACTCCATTTGTTTTTCAATTCCAATAATTCTTTGAGTCAAAGAAGATTCAACATTAAATATTATTGACTCTAATTTTGCAATTTTTCTATTTAATACTCCTTTTTCAGATCTATTTAATAACTTCTTAGTTTCTTCTAATATTTCTTTATTATTCATCTTCCATTCCCTCCTGACAATCCCATCTAGCCATTTCTACCCAATCGCTAGATTTCCAATCTAAATGTTCTACAACCCAATCGGATTTTTTATGGTTATATTCAAGATAAACTCTTACAGAGGTTGCGCATAATGGTCCGAATACCTTATTAATTTTTATTTTTACATTAGCACCTGTTTCAACTTCTAAATCTTCCATAGTGATAATAATTTTATTGTCTTTATTCAATTCAATTTGTCCTTTGTATTATTCAAATTATAAGAATCAACCGCTATACAATCTATACCCAGTTCTCTAAAATTTTTAATGCATTGCAATGTATTTAAATAATATACTTCTGATAGAATTTCCATAGATCGCTCTAATAATAATATCATTTCTTCACAAGCTTCTAGACGTTCTTCAACTGAGCCATTCTTCATCTTCTAATTCCTTTAGCTTCTGAAATTTACTATACAATTTTACTTTCAATTGTCACTTCTTATTCAAATTTCATTTTTCAATTTCCCATTCATGATTTGGATCAGGTATAAAAACTACAGAATTATTTGCATAAGTAACAGGGATAAAACTCAGCCAATATTTCTTATGACTAGACAATCTTTCCAATATCCATCCGCTAGTAACTTTTAAACGACCATTCCAATTATCAATAGGTTCCCATTCAAATTTCATACTTCATCCTTATAACATTTTTCCCATTCTTCCGTTGCATATAATAATTCTTTAGCAAATTTATTGCATTTATATATGAATTGCTCCCAATTTTCTGTCTCTTCGTTTATTTTTATTGCGAATAAGCACTGATTTATTCTAGAAGTTAACCATTCACGCCGAGGAATTAATTCTATTCTTAATTTATTCATTCTTCTTCCTTTAATTCTTTTGCAACTGTAAAATCTAAATAGTGGCATTAGGCTCCTCCGGAAGCGGCATCCAGTGAGTGACTTTTGTTTCTGATTTATTATCTTGAATATACCCTCCTCTTGTACATCGCCATTTAATATTGCCATTTTTAAAAGCTATTCTATTGGCAATATATATATTATAACTTTGCCTTTCTTTTCCATTTGACATTTTCCATTTGGACAATGCTATAACCAAAACATTTCTTTCATCAGGTGGAACAGCAAAATTAACACTTATCCATTCTCTCATAAGATCACACATCTCCCGCTAGGTTTGATTATTATTTCATTTTTCTCTTCTTTAATTTCAGATATATTGCCATTATCCCATATCAAAGGAGTATAATTTCTTAATCTCGGCGGTCTTTTTATTTCTCTGATGATTTTTAATGGATTATCTTGTTGCAATCGAACTTCTTGAGACTGTATATCGTAAACTCTTTTATTTATCATTATATAATGCCTTATATATTGAATAATATTTACAAAATAATTTATTCATTTTTCATTAATCCGTTCCCCATATCATCTTTACAATGCTAAACATGCCAATCATAAGCCGAACATGCCAATCATAAAGTATTTTATGAGACCATTTTATTTTATATTGATCAGAGCTTATTTATTCCATTTGTTCTTTGGTCATAACTTTGCATAATTTGCAAATATTATCGTTAATATCACCTTTTGCTCTACGATCAATTTCAATTTGATCATTTTCGTCTGGCATATCGCAATAACAAGGCATATTATTTTAATTTCATTAATCCACTTTCTAATAGATAAATCAGCATTTTTGCCATTGCATCCGCTAGATTTTTATTTATAAAAATAATATATGGATCTTTCAACCCTCCAGTATTTAAGAATGACCAATATCTGACATCAAATTCTTGATAAGAATCTTGTTTTAAAATACTTAAATAATATATATTTTCTTGCACATTTATCTTACTTGGAAGCATTTCTACCAATTCCGAAGCAGTGAATGCAGAAACCATATTATCAGGTATTTTTTCTAGATTGTGACTAATAATATCAATCCCCCAATTTTCCTCGATAAAGGCTTATTATGATAAAGGCTTATCTGGAATGGGAAGTGGGGATAGCAATCTTCCACCCTGATGTAATCCCATTTTCTATTATATTTATAATTATCATGGATATGGTGTTTATAAATGAACCATTCATAATAACCATTTTATCAGGAATTGAAAACCAAAAACTTAATCTTGGAGATTCACTATTTTTTAACCATGAATTCCACATTAAATCTTGCATTAAGTTAAATAATTCAGACAGTGTAAATGCTGAACATTTATCAATAACTCCACTTTCATCACTATCATTTTTATATTTAATTTTTATTTCAGTTTCATCTCCCTGTCCAGTTGTTTTTTCTATATAATAGAATAAAGAATCCTGATCAATACCAAGCTCTTTTAATCTCTTGGATAATTCTAAGGAACATACTTGTTCTTCGAGTTTCATTTTTCACCTAATTCTTTTAATAAAGTTTCTGCCTGATCGAGATTGCATTCCCAATCTTTTACAATTTGTTTAACAAAATCTAACGTCTTTACAAAAGCTATTCTTTGTAATTCATAATCAATTAAGAAATTATCTAAAGTTTCTCTAGGCTCAATTCTATCTGTTATGCTTATATACTTCTCCTTAGCAATCTTTAATTCTATTTTTAAACCATTCTTGACGAGAAGTTAATTTAATTATTATTCCTTAATATTCATAGATTCCAATATTTCTATTAAATCATCAGCTTCTTGTTTCCATGCTGCTGACCATGCTTCCTCTCCTGATTCACATGACGTTGAGAACCATTCTGCCTTTTCGTGCCATGTGAAACATTCTGCCCTTGCGTACCACACATCAAATAGTGTCACTGTAAACGCCTAATGTGTAATAAAATGGTTGATAGTAGGCCGGAATTGCACCGGCTAGAATAATCGTGTCTTGTTCATCATATATATCTGACTCATCAATATGATCCCGCTACTGTCAGCTTTCACGCCTGATGACCCCATATTCGCTTCCTCTCAGGACAAGGAATCGCGTCACTGTCCGCGTCGCTACTATCATTAAACTGGTAATCCTATTTTCCCAAAACAATTCATCTTTATTCACGTGAAAAGACTACTCTGTAAATTTCAGTATTGTCGGATCATAAACTATTCATGATTTCTTATTGTTACAATTCCTTCGAATTGTTCAAATGAATTCTTGTCCCATAAATTACTATAATATCCAATATTAAATTCATCACTTGGAGTTAACGCAAAACCAAGGTATGAATTCTCATTCTCTTCAATAACAAAAATAATTACATTATCTTTACATTTGCTTTTCATTAAAGCAGGTAATCTTATTTTTTTTTCATTATTATTCTTTACTTCTACCATCATCTCATTCTTCCTTTTATTAAATAATTTATTCGATAATTATATAATTTAAAATAAAAAAAGACAACACATTAGGTTGTCTTAGATAAATTGAAAAAATTAATAATACTATTTATAGATTTTTAATCATATTCTGCTATTTTATCATTTATAAATTCTCGCAGTTTAATCATTTGTTCTACATTTAATTCAATAACAGGGAATGGACGGTATTCTTTCTGCTCTAATTTAGATTCAAAGAATCCTAATCCTTCTATTTGAATTGCTAAAGGCATATGCTCACGACCAAATAATTTCCCAATTATAATTTTCATCTTATAATTCCTATGAATTTTTCCAGTATATCGCGAGGAACTCTAATTTCTTGATTGTTAGATGTTTTTATTATTATGCACTCATTTCCATGATAAATAAGTTCTATAAAAAACTTATAGTCTTTATTTGCTCCAATCTTCAATTCATAAGAGTCTATTGTCATTTATTTATCTCTTGGAGAGCTTTTCAATAATATCTTCATGCTTATCAAGGCATTCTTTTGCCAATCTCATCACTTCATCTCTATTTGCTAAAATATACTTGGGATTCCCATCTGGTAATAAAGGAGAATTTTTGATTAATTCATCTAGTTCTGTCATTTAATATTCCCATTATATTAAGACTTTGAAAGAACTTTTATAAAAGTTCTCGCTTTTCTATTCCAATATACATCTTCTTTTTCTTTATATAAAAATATATGAATCCATAAAGAAGATAATTCTACGCTAGTCCAGTGAGGATATTTATCTTCCATAATTATATATTCTGCTGTATTCAATACATCTTTATACAAGTCATAATCCTTGGAAGATCTTAATTTATATTTTTTCCCTTGAATTTCACTTAATCTTATTATAATTCTTCTTATTTTATTAATTTTTTCTTCACCGATATTATATTCACCATCCACAATATTTTTAATTAATATCAATAAGTATAAAACTCTTTTTTTACAATATTTCACTTCGTGAAAATGATCTTCAGTAAATTTAATGAGAGTTTTTATATTACAGTCTAATAACATTTTTTTAGCTGTATCAAATGATTTAACCTTTTTATATAAGGTTTTAATTTTCCATATGAGAGATTCTTTTGCAGGGTATTTTAAATACTTACCTAATCTATATTCATTATATTTAAAATATTCTGGAATTTCTAAGGTCATTTTAAATCCTTGATAGATTCTTCATGCGTCTTAACCGTTACTTCTTGTTGAATCTTATCACCATAAATTTTAGGTGCTAATTTTGATGCAAACCATTTGATAGTATCTATTTCTAATCGAGCAGCAGGAACGTAACATGGATTTGGAACTTTTTCACCCTTGTCATTTATGTAAAAATAATCACGAGATTTAGCAAGTTCCTGAGCTTTATTTACTAGGCATTCTACCTGTAAAGATTTTGCTCTGGCGTATTTATCACCAAAATCTTTCCTTAAAATACGCCATTCATATATAGCATTCACAGAAGGCCAATGAGGATTAGACTTACATAAATCAGGGATTGATTCGCAAGTTGTTGCAATTTTTAAGCATATTTCATCACCCAATTCTTCAGTATAAATTGATGGTCTTCCAACTTTTCTTTTCTCTGCCATTATGATACCTTAGGTTTTCGTCCAGGTTTTTTTCGTTCTACAATAATTGTTTCACGTAGAACTTCCTTATCTTCAGATTGATGATCAACAATCTTTTCTTGGGTATTAGCTAATTGTTTTTCAGCAAGAATAGCAATGTCATCAATTGGCCTTTTTACATAACCAACTTTTTCACATACATGGCAGTCATGCATAATTAATCCCATGCCCATATATTCTTTAATGCCTTGACATTTACTACATTTTATATATTCATGTGTTTCTGACATTAATATTCCTTATCCAGAGATTTATTTTTCTTTATTTTATAGCAATTTGCTCGAGTAGGCTTGAATGTTTTCTTGCCATTGATTGGATCATAATCATCTTTTCTCATGCAATCATCATGCATTATTTTTGCTCTCTTCGCAAGACTTGCCAATTCTCTCTTTCCGCCTGTCAATCTTCCGTAATAACACATGTCCATTTTCTTGAACCTTTAATGATGTGGGCTTACCACAGTAATTACATGAATAATAATCTATTATAGCATTTACACTTTCTTCACAACAACGACTAACCATTTTCCCACCCAAAATTTGCAAATTATACGCACAAGAATTTGCAATTAAAATATATGCGATAACGCATTGACATGGGGTACATTGTACCCCTATACTATAATGGTCTTATCAACTAACAATATAGGTAACGACTGACACTACTTAAATTACAAAGGAGAAAATATGAAAAACAATATAATAACATCATGGGACGAAGATCGAGGATATCTAGCTTGGTATGAAGGATCAAATGAAATTAAATACGGGCAAGATGAAGAAGAAGCCATATACAAATTAATTAATAATAAGAAAACACAATTAAATATAAATATCTAACTAATAACACGGAGACATAACAATGAGAGCAACAAAACTAATTCAAATCCCATATGAATCAGTATTTACAATAGAAGATCAAATTAATGAATATAAATCAATTAAGAATCAAATAGAGATCTTAGAAATACAATTAAAGCAAGTTAGAGAAGGTCTATTCAATGATTATTTCAATGAAAATAAGGAATATAAAAACAAATATGGACAAGTCATAGCTAAGCGCATTGACTGTGAATCTTCTTATTTTAATCAATCAGAATTCAGAAAAGATCATGAAGACGTTTATAACATGTATGTTAAAAAAACTACCCAAGTAAGATTCAATGTTAAATAAGGAGTTAAAATGAAAGTTTATGTAATTAGAAATAAAAAAATGATAAAATAGTTCATGTATTTTTAGAAAATGAAGAATTTATAAAATATTCACCATATGAAGAAAAAACTGCTTATGAATATTCAAAATCAATAGATAAAGATCTTTATCAAGTAGAAGAACATGAAATTTAAATAGGGATTTATATGACATATAAACAACAAAAACTAAGAAAGATTATGGAAGATTACAAACTAACGCAACTAAAAATAAGCTATCTACTCAAATGCAGTAAACACACCGTAAAATCATGGTTAAGACCAGAAGGAAGTGAGGCATATAGAGACGTCCCAGAAATATTAATAGATTTATTAGAGATGAAATTAAAATGAAAATAATGAAAAAGGTAAAATAATAATGCCAACTTTCAGATTTCACAAAAGCACCTTAAAAGAATCGTTAAAAACATCATTTCATATGACAGACAAGGAAGATCTTTTTTATAAAATAAATAATTTCAATAAAATTACGGTAGAACATAGGAAAGAAGAAGATAAAATATGTATTTCATCTAATTTATCACATAAAGATCAATTGATCATAAAACCATATATTTTTGATGAAAGAATAGGCTGGAATACTCAATTGGTAATTATTCACAACAGATGCATTACAAAAGATCCATATGTAATAGGATACTTAAGTGATCCAATTGATTAATAACTACCAAAAATCAATAAAAATATTTATAGATATACTAATATTGATATTTATAAGTCTTTTCTTATATAAAAGTTATGATTATTGACAATAATATATTTATTGGATCGACATATGTTCAAGCTATGTCGATTTTTTCTCTTTTTTTCGACGTATAATAAATTTTAATCTATAACTCCATGTAATCTGATAAAAATTTAATCGCCTTTTCACTGCAATCAAACCATTCAGCAGCGTATCCTTTTTTGCTAACAGCTTCTAACCAAGATAATTGCTCTTCAGTTGGCTTTTTCCCTGCCGCTTTAAGCTCCATATAAAGCCCATGGTAGCCTTTTCTTGGTTCAGCAAAGAATAGATCACTGACTCCTGCCGTTAACCCTGCCATTCGCTCCCTATTTCCTTGCAACATGCTTCTTCTCCCGCCGTTAGGTATAGAATGCCCTAATAATCTCCGTTTACGGTACCAGGAGACGACTTCGCATTGTATTTGATGCTCAGGGTAGGCTCTCCTTTTTCGTTTAACCTTGGGCTTTATATTAGGTTCTTCTATTAATGGCTCAACATTTCCGTAAAGTGCTTTCATATTAGCCATTGTGATAGATTTGTTTTTTTTGCTAAGTTCTTCCCATTTTTTCTCTTTCATAACCAGATCCTTCTGAAAATTTATCCATAATATCTTCTTTATTCATCATGCTTAACATTTTTAAAATTTCTAATTCAGATAAATTAGGTGCTTGTTTTCGCATAATACATTTTAAATGGGTGAATTTATTTGCTATTAAATTATCCATTGGGTTCATAATGCATTTTGTCCATGCCAAATCTGGATAATAGATTTCTTTAATTATTTTACATGGATTTTCTCCATAAGTAATTTCTACCATACTAGCAGGTCCATATTGTCTTTCTCTCATTATTACTCCTTGATTAATTAATTTACAGGAGAAACTATTTTTCTATTTGAATGCAACGATTCCCATCCAGGATGACCAGGACCCCAAAATTGTATTCCAGAAGTAGACGCAGAAGATTGAACTGAATTTGTATTATTTTTGTTCTTATAATCTCTGCTATCTTTCAGCCAATCTTCAAATGCTAAACATAAATCCCCTCTTCCATGATGAAGCCGTTTAAACCGCTCTACCTGAGAACTCAGGCTTAGGCCTAATCTACTGCAAAGCGTTTGATGTTGCTTGTCAGGGACGAAGTCAGAAAGTGTGCTGGGAGGCGAAGCCGACTCCCCACTCTCTTTTTCTAACATCTCTATTTCTATTATCTCTATTGTCGTTGGCACGCTGTGCCGTTGATCACTGGCACACTGTGCCGTTGATCGTTGGCACGCTGTGCCGTTGATACTGTGGATAACTTTATCGTTGGCACGCTGTGCCGTTGATAAATGATCTATTTTTTTACTAATTGTGGATAACTTTTTAGTGTCACTGGCACACTGTGCCGTTGACTTTCTTGTTGAATTCCATTGAATTGGTTCTTTTGCGATCACTTTGCTAAGTATAATCCAATTGATTTTCCATACCCTTTTGATCATTATTATTCCTAATAGGGAGAGTTTTTCTTCTATCGATCTGATCTTTCTTTCGGATATTCTGGCTCGTATTGCAAACTCAGTTCGCTTCATCTTGCATACATGAATGGACAAATCTTGAACATTTGCTAGGGTGTAAAGATATGCTATGTCGAAATGATCCAAGTCATATTCATAAGATTCCTTGGAGTTTAAAAATACAGATAAAGCGGTTTTATAGGTATATCCATCTTTTTTATCTTGCATAAAAATCCTTATTTAGTGAGCAAATTATCCATAAATCCGTTTGCCCTATTTTTTAAAACTTTAAATATTTGTTTTATATAATTAATGTCTTTTCTTTAATTATGCGATTATAATATAGTTATTACTTGTAAATTAGTCAATTATAAAGAGATAATGATGGAATATATAATTAAAATATAAAAATATGATCCTAATACAATAGAAATAATATTATTAAATTTATTAAAATCACGGAGAAATAAATGAAAAAATCAACATGTAATAATGAGAATTTAAAATCAAGCATTAGCAATGAAGATATATTTGATAGAATTGACAGAGATCTCTGTCAATTAAGATTTCAATCTATAAATCATGAAATAAACATAGATAAATTAGAAAGTAGGTTTTCATTATTGAATGAAGATTTACTTTTCAATGAAAAAAGTTCCCAACAATCTGAAAAAAGTTTAGGAGATATCCTTTTAAATTTTGAGGAAAGAATAAATAAATTAGAAAGAGAAAAATTTGAAAAAATAGAAATTAATTCAAATATTATTAATAATTATAATAGATTATTAAAATTCGTAAAAAATTTATCTAAAAATACATATTATAGTGAGTTTAATTTTAATAATTATGTAGTTGGAGCTCAAATTTTATTAGAATTCGTTTCTAGGCACGATAAAAATAAATGATGAATTATGATATTATCAATATAGTGTTTAGAATGTGAAATAAACAAATAAGGATTTTTAGTGAAGAACATATTATTAATTGATGTTGAAACAACTGGATTAGATCATAAAAAAGGTAAATTATTAGAAATCGGAGCTATATTTTATGATATAGATACTAAATCTATACTTCATTCCATGTCTACTATGATATTTTCCGATAATAATGCTGCAGAGCATATAAATAATATATCAATTTCTTCTTTAATGTCTGTAAATGTAACTAATACCTATTATGCTATAAATTATTTAAAGCAATTAATTATAGATGCAGATGTATTAGTTGCTCATAATGCACAATTTGATAGAAATTGGTTAGAATCATATCTTCCTTTATCTGATATTATTAAAAGTAAAAAATGGTTATGCACGAAAAAAGATATTAAATGGCCTCATACTTTTAATTTAAAACTGGAAACAATAGCTAAATCATTCAATATTGATTATTCCGGAGCTCACAGAGCATTAGGAGATTGTAAAATATTATTGCAATGTTTACAAAAACTTGACAATTTAGACGAGCAATTGCAAAAACTTTCTGTATAATGGGTTATTACTAATCAATACGGAAGTTATAAAATGACAATTTTATCAATTATCGCAGAGGATGCAGCAGGTCAAGTTGGAATTAAACCACGTAAAGTAAGCATTTTGTCAACAGATAGTTTAGCAACCATTACTACATCTGGATATCTAAATAATACAAGCCTACAGGGAACAGTGTTATCTCCTACCGATATAATATGGATGGTATATGGATATTCACCATCAACAGGAACCGGTACTTTTGCTGAACTTTTGCCAACATTTAATAATGGAATTATAACTCTATCTTTATATGTTAATACTGGAAATGT